ATTTAGAACCCAGTCAACTGCACCCTGTGTATATTTAACGTCACCATTAGAAGTCTGAGAACCAAACAGGAGAGATTGCTCTATATCCCATTTATGTTCAATCAACTACTCTTTCCATACACGAGCCCATTCACTAGAGTCATACTTCAATGAAGTTGCACGTGCGGTATTTGTCATTGCCATGGATGTCTTCCATATTTGGGTTTGTCCATAGTCGTTTGAATAAGGTTGGTCTTTCCATGTTGCTGGATAGCCTGAACCTTCTTCAAGTCCACTACCAACTACGTAAGAACGCTTAGCTTCAAGAGCCTCAGCACTGCTTGCATAAACACTATCTGCTGCCATATCACCAGCAACAGTAGTCAAGAATGTCTTGGAAGAAGTTCTTACGAACTTACCACTAAGAATTGCTGCATCTGCATCAGTATGCACAGATGTAGCACCATCTGAATCTTGAAGTGTTACGCCTTCTACCTTGAACAAACAGTAGTCTGTTTGCGCTGTTCCTGCGGTTGTATCACAAAGATTAATCTTTATAACTTGACCGGGAAGGTAAAATTGAGGCTGGGTTCCATCGTCACCTACTTTAATCTCATTATTAGACTGACCATATACATTCTGAATATTACCAGAATTTTTATAGTCTGTAGCCATTTTAAGATAGTAAGTGGCGGTGCCGTCTGCAACAATAGCACCAGTAGCAGCCCAAGTAACATTGTCTGCGCTAGTTGCTATACAATATGCATACCGTTTATGCCAACTTCCACGTTTGGTAGCGAACTTAAAGCTCGGATCATCCGTAGCACTTTTAGATGCTTTGGACAATAACCGAAAGAATGGGTCTTGCGCAATAGCAAGTTCTGATACACGATCACCGAAGTTATACTTTCTTCGGATATCACCAGTAGATAAACTGGATCCATCAAAACCACTATCTGCAACACCCAAATTGGATAGATTAAAATAATCAGCCATTTTGGATTATCCTTTCATTTATACCTGCAGACAGATAATCCCTAAGGATTAATTGCCAAACAGATTCTCTAAGTCACCATCAGAGCCCTTCAGTGAGTCAAACACATCATTATCAAGGTTTTTCTCCACTGGGGCACTATTAATTCCGGCATTACTTGAAGGAATATCCCTAACTGTCTTCATTTGTGTAAGCATTTCTTCTTTCGTAGAATTTGCTACATTGGCAGCCACCTTATCCTTATTCACCAGATAAAAAATATCATCTAGTGTCATAGGAGTCTTATTAGCCTTAGTCATCATTTCACCAAATTCCTCATTCGACATATTATTACGCTTTTTAAACTCATCAGCTGCCTGCGCTTTCGCACGATTAGCTTCTGTTTCAGCGCTTTTCTTTCTTTCTGAAGCCATCATATTACCTACGCGCTGATTAACAGCAGTATTCACATGTGCATCAAAAAGCTTTGCCGAATCCGAAGTCGGATCAGAAACTGCTTCATTTGCGTCAAAGACAAAGTCTTCATCTAAATTTAGCCTTTCCTTGATGGTTTTGCTTGGTTTGCCACCATTTTGAAGATAGTCACGAACATGATCTACAAGTCCGCCATCATTCTTCATTGCGTCCAATAACGGCACAAACGGTTCAAATTGTTTCAGCTTAGAATTCATTTTCTGAGCCTCGCGTGATGAATCTTTATACCTCTTCTCCCAATCAGTGTCTGTCTTAGGGGCCTCAGCCTTTACTTCGCGGGTTTCCTGAACAGGACCGCTTTCTTGCTGTGGGGTTTCCTCAGATCCTTTTGGGTCTGCAATCGCACTATTAACTTCCGTTTCTAGTGCTTCAAAGAAATCCTGAGCAGAGTCTGCATCAAAGGCATCAGCCTTATCTCCAAAGTTACTCTCATTAGTCTCTTCTGTCATCATTATCTCCCTATTTTGTTTATTTTTAGTAAATAAAGCACTGTAACTTACACTTCCTTTTTGCCATTTTGCAAGTTATTTTTTATATTTTTAGCCTCTATTTGCGTTTCTTTCCCTACCAACCTTGCATTTTCTGCAAGTGAACGTTGATAAAACTTCTGTTCTGCACGGGTTTGATTACTCTCATCCTTCTGTGCAGACTTTATCTCTTCTTTCTGTCTATTGATCTCAATTTCAGCCTGATTTACCTTTCCTTTAATACCTGCCTGGACTAATTGCCGCTCAAGAGTTTCAATAGTACCTTCTTTATCCTTCATAGTTTGTTCCATCTCTCCTATCTTAGAAGACATTTGCTGATATACACTCTTTCTCTTGGCAATATCTTCTTTATTTCTAAGATCTGTTTCTGACAATACCGCTATATCATCAACAATACCTAGTTGATATAATTGCTTCATCTCGTCTAAATATGCCCATCTATTAACAGGAAGTGTAGACCCAGCAACAATACGAACATCAAATTTAGCAGAGGCATAATCATTATGCTTATCAATGATATCACCCCTGTCACTATAAATAGGGATATTAAGCTCAACCTGTTTTTGCTGTACGATCTCGTCATCCATAATAATATTCATAACTTTATGGGCAGTATATATAGATTGGGAATATTGTCTTACCACATGCCCTAATTGCCTTAATGCAGGTTCTATTGCATTTTTAAGCCAGGATTTAACCCTACGAGTTCCATATTCATCCATAGCCATCATTCCCCTAAATGTATCATGCTGTGCACTTGTGTCCCCCTGCATAGCTCCATAAATACCAGCTAAATATTCCATATCTCCCTTACCTTCCTGGACAACTTGGAAAAAAGCATTAGATAATGGAGCAGGCATTACCGGGGTAGGCGCTTCTGATCCAGGTCTAATTGGTAGCAATGCACCAGGAGAGCTTGAATACTTTTCCCAATGATCAACATCTATAGAGCCCTCCTCGTGCATCCACCGTAGCGAACTTCCAAGGGAAGCATTGTGTACCATAATTTGATGAGATTTATTCATCTCTCTCTGTTTGCCTATCAAAGGAGAAACTGCAGACATAGGGAAGGGAGTTCCTGTCCATTTATAATGAAATGGAATAATAGGATAATCTGTTATCTTCTCTGGAAGAACCCTTTCATTTAATAATTGATCTCCGGCAGCCTTAGTTACGCGTATACGTGTTTCAAAAAACTGTACATGATCCTTTAATTGCTCAACAAAGTCATTATTTTCAAGCAAGACTTTAAATTCAGTCTCGCTAACAACTCTATTCTCCACCTTAGACGACGCAGACAGTAACTCCGATTGCACTTCCTTTCGCATGGTATCAAGTTGTTTTTCCATCATATTATTGGCAGTTTCCATTTCCAATTGATACCTCTCCGGCAGCATCTCTCCAGCCTGTACAGCCGCCTGCATTGCAACCTGCTGTTCTTTCAACTGTACCTGAAATTCTTTTGCTGCACTCTCTACTTGATCTGCCATCTCAATTTGTATCTGCTCCAGTACTTCCGGCTCCGGAGGGATAGTATAGAAAATATTCACAAAGGAAACTTTAATCTTTTCATACAATTCAAAATATTCAATAAGCTTATCATGATCACCACTTTCTGGATCAACACTTTCCGACTCTGAAATATCCTTATAATGGAAATCTTTTCTCAGTTCATCTACAGCCTTTTCAGAATAAATATACTCTGTATTATTATCTGTAGAAATTTTATTAATTGTTTTTTTATGCTCAGGATGTAAGATCCTCAGATGTGCTTTGGGTATTAATTTACGTATTAACATAAATGCAGAATCTCTAAATAAGATATCCCTCGCCTTAGGATCAACATAAATATCAAATGGCTCAGGCTGCTTTAACACTACATCACCCATACCACGGTCACTATCTGGATCGACATCCACCTGGATAAACCCAGTACTTTTAGTAATAGCATCATTTATAGCATTAGAATAAATAGTACCACCATCAGAATTATACCATATATACTCAGCTACATCTGAAAATAATGAAGCAACTGCACTATCACTACCCTTAGCTCCGACAGCTTGCCATCTGGGAGTATTAGCTGTAGCATAAAAGCTAAGCATTTCCACTACAGGCGCTATTCTATTAATAGTAAATGAAGGCATGCCCTGCTCTTCTAGATCAGTTATTTCTTTATGGGTCAGCTGATTGTCATTAGAAAAATCACAACCTTTCTGATTTATATATTCCCACTGTACCCTGGATGCAGAGTTAGCCTTATTAAATATTTCCTGAACTCGCTCTACTTTTTTACTTTGTTTTTGAGCCACTTTTTTTCCTCACACATTTGCCATTAACTGTTTTATACCCCTTGCCGCATTTATTATACTTCCTACGTGTATTGCCGGTCTTTAAAGGACTTTTATCTTCTACTCCTAAATCATCTGTTCCAAAATAGTCTGCCATTATCTTAACCCATTCCCACCACGCCTACGCTTCTTATTACC